GTTTCTTTATTTTGAGCAGAACCTTTTTTACTCATAGTAATATTTCTAAGAGTACCCTTTGAATCATATCCATATTCATCAGCCATATTATTTCTTACCCTTCACACGACCACCACACATCATGGCTTTACCATAACCACGTTGAGCAGCACCACAGCCACGAGGTTTTTTACCAACGCTACTACCTGCCTTTTTATATGTCGTTTTCTTTTTCATGCTTCCTCCTGTTCTCTTTTTTCTAACTGCAGCAGCTGCGGCTCTTTTTTTGTTTTCTTTAGCCATACCCTCATCTGAAAGGTCTTCACCCAAACGGCTACGTGCTTTCATATTATTAAGTTCTGAAACACGTTGACGAGGTGTTAAGCTATCATATTTATCTTTTGACATTTCAAAAACTTCACCAGTTTCTTCGTCATAAAAAGAAATCTTTTTACCTTTTTGTTTTACTTCCATGCCAGCTACGTTAGGTAGTGTTACTTCTTGTTTCCGTGAAGAAGCTGATTGTTTTATTTTTTGAGTTCTTGTTGCAGCAACATCTTTATCACGTATTTCCTTTAACATAGTTTTAGCTTCAGCTGCTTCGTCACCAGAACCTCGTGATATTCTTTCAAGGTCTGTTCTAATTTTACCATAGTCAGGCTTGTTGCCTTTTTTCGCTGAAGCCTTAATAAGCTGTTTTAGCACTGCACTAGCTGCCATCTTACTGTCCTCCGTTTATTGTATTCTCACCAGCTTGTGATAAGGGAAACTGCATGTCATCACGTCTAGTGCGTCTTGATTGATTACGTAGTCCTTCTACTGCATTTTGATATTTTTGTTCGTATGACTGAACTGCTGAATAATTCTTCATAAAGTTAAGTGCCTCTACCATAGATGCTGCATATAAGGCATCGTAGCAGAAGTCTGTAAAGTAATTACTATCTGTAGCACTACTTAAAGTAGTTGGTCTAGTGACGTATACAAGCTCGCCACTATAGGTAGCACTTGCTGTAGGTGCGAATAAAACTTGTGTATTTGTTTTTCTTGCATAGTACTTTGGTGTCCCTGTGCTTGCGCTTACCTGCCAATAGTCATTAATAAATTCATCTGTACGTTGTAGTAAATTAATCTTAGTCCCACTATCTTTAATGTGTAGGTTCTTTAAATATCTTGTACCAGTTGGTAATGTAAATACATTTGTACCAGAAGATAGCGTGACAGACGTAACTGTAACCAGCCCATAGTCGTCAAGACTACGAGTTAGTCGTTCTTCTGCTCTATTGACAATCTTTGGAATGTGTGATATAAATTCACTACCATCATTCTCTGTTGTCTCAATAATGTCGTTTACAAGATATGTATAATTAGCCATAATAGATAGTCACTGTTGCTGCGCTTACTGGTAAGTCTACTGTTACTGTTCCTGCCATACGAATACCATTATCAGGATATTCTTGGTATGAGGCATCAGCCGCAGTAGTGTTATTAAACTTAATGATGTTGCCGACAGTATTGCCGAAAGCATCAACAGATGTACCAGTAATTGTAAACACACCAATGCCAGTTGACTGAACAGCACGAATACGAGTATCCTTTACAACAGTACCAGTTGTCGCATCAGTAGCTGTTCCAGTAGTAGATACGTAAGCCACTCTTAAATTAGTCATTTATTACTCCCAAAGTAAATAATTACGAATACACCTATTATACACAAAAAAGGGGAAAGATGCAATGACCTCTCCCCTATAAAAGTTTATTATCTTTTTGTTTCGGTTAGTTTAGGTTATGCACCTGCGTTACCGAAGAAGCCACGCCAGTCTGACCAACCAAAGCTATAACGCTCACGAGCTTTAAAGCGAAGGTTACCAGTGTCGAAGTCAGGCTCCATTTTTGTTGCCAATGGCGCACGTACGAACATCTTTGTGCCGTTCGGTACATCAGTCTTGATGAAGAAGGCATTAGTATCCGTAAAGCGGCGGTTCACAAAGAACCCACCAGGTACGAGACCTTGGTTACGGATTGAGTTGATGTCGTTAACATTTGTTGCATTGTTAACAATTGTGGTTGACAATGTGCTGTTCAGAATCTGGTCAGCAGTGAAAGCCAAGTCTGATGGGATGTGCAAGCTTTCAGCCTGTGCGCCTACCAGAATACCACGGTCATCTTTAATCTTTGAGATGCTGATAAGAGCAGTTTCCAAAGAAGCTTCTGAAAGGTCAGCAGCAGAAAGCAAGTTGCTTTGGTTGCCGTTACCTACAGTAGCGTGTGATGCTGAGAACAATGGTTGTCCGTCACCACCAGCGTAAGATGAATTAAAGCCATTGTTGAAAACATCAGCAGCTTTAACTTGTTTTGTGTTTGCCATAGCACGAGCCAGACCTTTGGCACGTAGTTTGGCGAATGTGTCATAGAGGTTGTCTTCCATTGCTTCTTCTGTGATAGCAAAGCCAAGAGCAATTGTCTCGTGTGTATAACGAGATGTGTAGCTCTCAGAAGCGTCATCATAAGAAACGGCAGCACCCTCACCTTTTACAGGTGCAGAGCCGAAGCCTGTGAACAGAACCTCTTCCTCAAATGCACGGTCACTGTTTTCAGTTTCAAACAGTGGAGCGTGTTCGTCAGAAACCTCCCCATACTCAATACCGAATACGGCATTAAGACCAGGGAGAAGTTCTTTACTAATACTTGAACGATTAATAGCCATTATTATTTAACTCCCTTAGTTAGTTGTTGTTACAGGGGCAGTTACGAAGACGTTACGGAAGTTGTCAGCGTGAAGGTTCAACATAACTTCAACCTTCGTATAAGCGTCACCAGTTTCATTTCCTGGTTCGTTTACTACACCAACAATCTTCAGGTCTTGACCTGTAGTACCAGCGGTAGAACCGTCAGCACCAGCACCAGAACGACCTGTGAAGGTTGAACCAGCTGTAATAGATGTAAATGCCATTGTTGTACCGACAGCACCAGCAGTTACTGAAGCATCGGCTTGAATGATATAAGTTTGTGCAGGGTTGTCAACGACAAGACCTACAGCGTCAGTGACGGAAGTTCCGCCTGGAAAATATGATTTGAACTTTTGTTCCCCATCTTCTACATACCGACAGCCTTGAAAAACACCAATAGTTGCTTGACCAGTTGAAGTCAGAGCTTGGATTGTGCCAGCAGACACACGAACAGGCTGACCTGTATAGATTGTAGTAGCTTGACCTGAAGCAATAGGATACTCATTTGTACCATTGCTGTTAGGTGCTGCACCACGAATACGGGAAGGTGTCAAACCATTAGGACTATATGTTGCAGTCATTTTTTATTTCTCCTAAAGTTAATGATGTGACTCCAGGCGGCACTTTATCTTAATCGAATGAAGGGCGACCCTTAGTCACTTTTGTTTGACTAGAATTTGAAATCGGCATTCTGCGGTCTGATGCATTCTCTAACTGAGAGTTAACAGCATCTACCATATCAGCAGAAGCCCCTTCAAAGTGGCGTTGTCGAGCAAGAGCCTTTTGGTAAGGCATTTTGACAAGGGCTAAATCTCCTCGACATACAGTACCTTTGTAACGACCATCATCCTTCACCATTGAAGTATGAGCCATTTCTGGTACTTCCTCCAGATTAACAAACTCCCAGCCTTCGGCTAGTCGTTTACCTACGTTAGTATAATCATCCTTACCTTTTAGGGATATACGTATCCAACGGAGTTTCATACCATCATTAGCAAAACGATTCTCTACTGATTCAGGTAAATCCAAAAGGTTTGGTTCTTTGTATTCGTATTCTTGTTCTCTGGTTTCCAGGTCACGACTCTGGGTGCTACGTGTCTTTCTACTTGTCATGTGTTTTCCTCCACGCTATCGGTTAATTGGTGTATACTCGCCATCAGATTTTTCAATCTTCATTTTNTCTTGAGCATACTGTTCAAGTGATATTCCCCATTTTTCAGCTAGGCGTACATCCTCTTTTGTGAGCTTTACCTTTTTGCTAGACGGAGATGCAGGAGTGCGTGAGGCTCCAGCGACCACTTGAGCAGGGGTTGACGTTTCCTGCTGTACGGGGGTTTCAACGGCAGTTGTGCCGCCAAACTTGTGAGGGAAGGTTTCAGCCATACGCTTATCCACTTCCATATAATAATCATCTTCAGTTGGGTCGTAACCTTCTTCTTTCAACTGTGCATCAATAGTTAATGCAGCAGCTGTCATAACTTGGTCCGAGTTGAACCACTCATTCTTTGAAGCCCACTGAACGGCTTTCATATCGTAGCCCTGATATGTTTCTTGTTGGGGCTGTTGATATTGTTGTTGCTCTACTTGAGGAGTAGCTTGTTGTGCTGCCTTCATCTCCTCTACTTGTTTTAGATGCTCTTGGATTCTAGTTACATCTGTTTGAGCAGCATTTAAGATTTCTTGCGCTCGTAAGATTTGGTCAGCATCTTGAGAATCTACTGCACGTTTATAAGATTCACGTGCAAGTTCCAGTCTTTCTGCGACAGCTACTTGCGATGACTCGGCATTAGAAATAACTGCCTTCTGATATTCTTTCTCACGTTCTTGAAGCTGTTGTTGATATTGTTTATTTGCTTCAAGAAGTTTTTCAATCTCTTCCTCTCGTTCTTTCTTTTGTTTAACGAGCTGTCTAATTCTTTTCTGTGCGCCAGAAGTTTCGACACCTTCTAATTCTTTAGGTTCTTCTTCTGACTTAGCTTCTACCTCTTCAACCTTTGGTTGCTCTGGTTCCGCTTCTTTTTCTACTTCTACTTCAGGTGCTGCTGCTTGTTGTTCTTCTTCACCTTCAATTTCAATTTCTATTTTTTCCTCTTCGGTAGCCTTCGTTGGCTCAATCGTTGACCATTCGGTACTCATGTTTTACTCCTGTTTAACGTCCACAGCGAAAAAGACGAATTACGCTGATAGTAATATTATACTTGATAATTTAATTACTCACAATACCCCTAGTTAGATAAATTGTAAGTTGGGTCTAAATCTTTAGAATCTCCTACTACCATCTTGATGTCGTCATCAAATAATAATAAAAGCTGTACCCCTTTGTACATAAACTTGTTACCACTGTGTTTGCCGTAACATACAAAGTCACCTTCCTTACACCATGAACGACCTTTAAACTTGTCGTCAGCATAAGCAAGACCACCTACTTTTAAAACACGACCAACTGTTGTAAGGTAAGCCATGTCCGATTTGGTTGAGTCAGGAAGAATAATACCTCCCTTTGTCTTTGCCTTAACGGATACAGGACGTACAAGAATGTGGTATCCTGGAATTTCTGGTAACACATCTGGGTCAGGTACTTCTGCATCTGTAATCCATTCGTCATTCTTTAAAGCGTTACTAGCTGCTTGCATATTAATCCTCTTCTATATATCGTTTCGTTATATCTTTAACTATCCCGATGGAAATTTCTAAACCTTGAATTGTTCCAACGGCTTCACGATAACTATGATAATCTGAAACGCTTCCATATGCAAGCGAATTTTTTACGGCTTCAATTTCTTTTTGAAGTTCGTTTATTAAATCTTCATGTAATGTCATTTACTACTGTTGGAGTTTTCCACCTTCTTTGATAAGTTCCATAAGAAGATTGGCTGTAGCTTTAGACTCCTCCAACTCATTAGCCTCCTGTGCTTTTAGCAAGTCGCCAATCAAGTCCATAGCTTTGAGAACACGTTTAGCATCACGGTCCTCTTCTTTCTGTGCTGCTCTCAGCTGTTCAGACACACCAGCTTTCTGTGCATCAAGAATAATTTTCTGTTCCTTCAAATCAAGGTCACGGTTTTTAAGGGCAGCATTAACTTGCTCTTTAGCAAGTAGTGCTTCGTTTTTCTGTTGTTCAGTTTGTAGACGAGCAGCTTCAATCTGTACCATCTGGGCTTCAGGTGTCTGAGCTTGTTGCTGTTGTGCAGCCATCATATTAGCCTGTAGGATTTGCTGTGCTGCTTGTGCTTGCATGGCTTCCATACCACTTTCAGGCATCATAGCTACCTGTTGTGCAACCATTGGGTCCATCATAGCTTGCTGCATTAAACCTTCAAGCTGTTCTTCGTACTTCAGAATCATATGCTCTGAAATGTTTTCTTGTAGCTGACCAGCAATCTTAGCAAAGGCTGGGTTCTGTTGGTTCATTGGGTCTTGCATATATGCACCCTTAACCTGAATGTGTGCATCGTGGTTCTGACCTTTAAACGCCTTAATAGGATTCCCTTTGTTTACTGATTTAATATCTGACATTGGGTCTTGTGGCATCAATGTTTCTTTACGTGGCATCANTGCATCTACATCTGGGACGTTGGCTGTTTCAAACAACATACGATTGATTGCTTCCATATCAAACATATCAGGTGGTGACTGTGCAGCAATCTGTTGTACCATCTGAATCAACATCATGCGTTGTGCATTAGATGGAATGTTCGGGTCTGATACTGGAATAACATCTACCTTACCATCGAAGTCCATCTTGAATACTTTTTCACAACAACCTGGAAGGTCATATGGATATTCGTTTGGCAGATACTCATAGTCAACACGAGCAAGAATCTTAAACTCATCACCCTGTGCTTTGTGTAGTCGTTTGTGGATTGCAGAGAAGAACTTACTAGAAGCTTCTAGCAATGCCATCGTTGTACCTACTGGTCCGTATCCACCACTATCTGATATAACTTGTTCAGTCGAGTCCGCAAACTTCTGACCTGCGCCCGTAACAAACGATAGCATTTGAAATAACGTAGACGAAGGTTCCTTGAAAGGTAGCGGTACGATTGCTTTAGAAAGGTCAACACCTGTGGCTTCCACTTCTTTAAATTCACCAGGAGCGATTGGGTCATTGTCCCCAACAATCCGAACACCCTTTGCTTTGAAACCACCTGGAAGATTCGCAAACTGACCTGCATCAAGTAGGCTACGCATAGCAGCAGTAGCAGACATGGTAAGATTACCAAGGAAGTGAATAAGACCAAGCCCGTAAAAACCAAAACCAGGAACGTATCTGTAATGGGTGAAGTGCATCTTCTTCTCATATCTTTCGTCTCCTTCCTTCCAGTTACGGCGAATTGATAACACAGTACCAGTAGATTCTTCTACTGTTACGATATAAGGACAGGCACGTTTCCCATCGTGCATTTTATCTTCAGGTAGTTCAAGGTAGCAATGTTGTTCTAGTAACACATACTGTGGGTCATTGTCGCCAGCAGGGGACAGACCAAGTACAGTATCCATCTTCTCAGCCATGCCTGACAAACTAGGAATACCAGCATTAGGTAGTTCAACATCAGCATACATACCTGCGTCAATACAACGAGCTACTTCAATAGGACTACGATAGATAACGTGAGTATAGCGGTCTGCTCTACGAAGGTCAGTTGCATAGTATGATACATAGAACTGGTCAATCGGAACAAACTCAGATACAGGACGACCCAGACTTGAATCGTAATAAATCTTTTTAATAGANGAACCAATCAGAGGTAGGTGAAACAACATACGCTCGAACTCATCGAAGTATTCAGGCATCTGTGTTGTNACCTGATAGTTCATAAAGTTCTGAACACGATTAGCTTGTTGCTGTCGCTCAATACTTGCNTCNCCCATGACCTGTGCCTTGACTGGTCCTTTGGCAGGGAATAATTCTTGTGATGCTTTAGATTGGAACTTAACAGCTGACTCAATCAGCAATGGGTGAACAGCAGTAGCAGCACCCTCGAACGGTTCGGTGGTGTCCTCTAGCTTCAGACCAAGCAGGTCAAAGCCACGCTCAAACATAGACTCCCATTCTGAACGGGAATCTTTGTCAGCCTCATACTTATCAATAACCGTATTACCAATCTCTTGAAGAGTTTCTTCGTCTAGCTTTTCTGCAAGGTTTTCGTAGAACTCAGTTTCGATTTCAATCTCCACCTCAATCTCATCACCTTCTGCCATAAAGTCAATTTCAATCTCCCCTGTTTCTGGGTCAACATTATAACTTACATTAGCTTCTGTGGGTTCGTCTACACGAATCTGCACTACATTATCAGTAGGCATTTGGTCATATGGATTCTTTTCTGTTGCCATAGTTATTCCCTTATAAAAATACAACTGCCCCTATTATACCACTAAGTCCTCCAGTATCCAACCCTCTTTTGTCGTCTTGGATTATAATCGTCTTCCCAGTTAGGGTCTTCAGGGTGGGTCACGTTCCAGCTGTCACGCATATAGTGGATAGCCATAGTCATCGCATCTACTTGGTCATCGTGTGCGCCATTGGGAAATGCCAGTGATTCGTCAAACAAATCCTTTGCCCACTCCTTACCAGCAGGTATGAACAGACGACCTGACTCCATGATTGGTGTAGCAGAGTACACACGAGATACCTTGTCCCTGTCTGGCATATACTCTAACACAGGTAGACCTGCCTTACGCATATCCTGTATCAGTGACTGACCAGATGCCTTCTTCTCCACAATACAAATATCTGGTTTGTGTTTCTGGTATAGGAACTGGGCTGTACGTCTGAGGTCTGGATACTCAAACCTGTCTTTGATATTACCTAAAAGTATGAGGCATGGTACAACAGACTCGTAGCCGTACTCGTCCTGCTCCACCTGATTGAAGATACCCCACGTCTGTATCACACTGTAGTCAGCAGTCTTACGTGTGGAGAAGGCAGTATCGTATGTCTGGATTACTAGGTCACAATAGGGTGGGTCTTCATACTCCCACCACTGGAACCAGTTACGTTTAATAATACCACCATCATCAGGCGATGGGTTCTGCATATACAGGGCATCCCAATACCGTGAGCCGTTACTGGCACGTATCTCCTGCTCGTCTACACGTAACACATCATCTGGNTTCCACTCTGGGAAGTACGAAGTACCCTCTGGCAATCCCAGCAAATCGGCAGCAGTCTCGTCTAGCCACGCTGGTATGCTGATTACCTCCCATTTGTTTTCTGTTAGGTCTGTCTCTTGTTTAAGCAGCCAACCACACAAGTCATCAAAGTGATACCTTGTATTAATAATAATGATACTGCCGTTGGGCATAAGTCGTGTACGCAAACCCGAAGGATACCATTCCTTAATATATCTCCTACCTGCTTCACTAAAGCTATCCTCCTCCGACATCACATCATCTAACAGCGCAAGGTGCGCACCACGACCAGCAATCTGGGAGCGAACACCAGCAGCGTAGTATGAACCATTGTTATTTGTTTTCCACTTACCAGCAGCCTTAACATCTGCCTTCAGAGCTACACCCTTAAATATTCTTTGGAAGTCCTCTGTTCCTACAATGTCACGAACACTACGACCAAAGTCACTAGCCAGCTGGTCACTGTGTGAGATAGACATAATCTCATGATTACTGTACCAACCCATATACCATGATGGGAACAGCTTAGAAGTAATGAGAGACTTACTAGAACGTGGAGGCAGGAATATCATAAGCCTCTTTAGCTCACCCTCTGCTACCCTTTGTAGTCTGTCACACAATAACTCAATGTGTCTACCCATCTTAAAATCATCCACAAGCGTGGGAGCCATCAGCTTAACATAAGTAAGGAAGTCCTCCTTTGCCTTATGTTGTATGTAGGTCTGCATAGAGCTATTA